CGGATGAGGTGGGAGAATCAATACAAGATACATATGAAGATTTATCTGTATATGGGATTATTGCTCAATTAGTGAGTAGAGGAAAATGGGCAAAATAAATTTGGAAATAACAAAAAAAAGTTCTATATTTGTAGAACAAAAACATAAAAAGGTTATATTTAGATATAGGTAATATCGATAAAACCTTAAACATTAAACAACAATTATTAACTTTAAAACGTAAGAAAAATGGACATTAAACTTGCCCTATCGAGATTCAACTCGTTACAAAACACTTCCAAAAAATCAGATTCACTTTGGAAGCCAACACCGGGAAAACATCAAATCAGATTAGTTCCCTACAAATTCAATAAAGATATTCCTTTTATTGAATTATTCTTCCACTACAACATTAACAACAAAACTTATTTGAGTCCTGCATCTTTTGGCAGACCTGACCCAATTGTTGAGTTCGCTGAAAAACTTAAACGTACTGGCGATACCGATGATTGGAAAGCAGGTAAGAAGATGGAGCCAAAATTGAGAACTTTCGCACCTGTTATCGTAAGAGGTAAAGAGAACGAAGGTGTTAAATTTTGGGGATTTGGTAAGACGGTTTATCAGGATATCTTAGGATATATCGCTGACCCGGATTACGGAGATATCACCGACCCAATGAATGGTAGAGATATCGTTGTAGAAATTCAATCCGCTGAAGATTCAAATGCAGCTTATCCAACAACAACTATTCGTGTTAAACCTTCTCAATCTAAATTAGGAGAAAGCGCTGAACAAATCCAATCTCTTTTGGAAAATCAAAAGAACATTACGGAATTGTATTCGGAGTTATCTTATAGTGAATTGAAAGGTGTGTTAGAAAATTGGTTAAACCCAGGTTCAGCACCGGCATCGGATGAAGTTGTAGAGGAATTAGAAGCTCCAAAAGCAGCACCAAAACCACAATCAAAAGTATCTGCTGATTTAGGTGGTACACAAGAAGTTGGTGACCTTCCTTGGGAAAAAGAAGAACCAAAGAAGCCAGCAGATGATGTGGCATCAGCATTTGATGATTTATTTAACAATTAATAATTAGGTTACATTATGGCCAAAGTACAAGAGGACTTAGCGAGCATTCTCGCTGACTCATTAAACAAACAAAATAAGGATGGTAGAATTGCATACTTCCTAACCGATGGTGGGGGCGATGCTCCAACCAACGTAAAAGATTGGGTATCTACGGGTAACGCTCTTTTGGATGTTGCAGTATCTAATAGACCTTATGGTGGTTTGCCAGTTGGCCGTATAGCAGAAATTACGGGCTTAGAGCAGAGTGGAAAATCTCTGCTCTCCGCCCATCTGTTAGCTGAAACACAAAAGAAAGGTGGAGTAGCCGTATTAATTGATACCGAAACTGCCGTTAATAGGGAGTTTTTGGAAGCAATTGGTGTTGATATTTCAAAATTACTATACGTTTCAGTAGATACGGTTGAAGGTATTTTTGAAGCTTGTGAAACTATCATTGAGAAAGTTAGAACAGGCGATAAGAACAAATTGGTAACTATCGTAGTAGATTCGGTAGCAGCAGCATCTACAAAGAAAGAGTTAGAAGCTGATTATGATAAGGATGGTTACGCTACTGATAAAGCAATTATCATTTCCAAAGCAATGCGTAAGATTACGAATATGATTGGTAGACAAAACATTTGTTTGGTGTTTACTAATCAACTTCGTCAAAAGATGAACGCAATGGCATTTAGTGACCCTTGGACAACATCAGGCGGTAAAGCATTAGCATTCCATGCTTCTGTTCGTTTCCGTTTGAAATCTATGGGACAACTTAAAGTTGGTGATAAGATTGTTGGTATCAAAGTGAGAGCACAGGTTATCAAAAATCGTTTAGGACCACCATTAAGACATGCAGATTTCAATATCTTCTTTGATAGGGGTATTGATAACTATGGAAGTTGGTTGGGAGTAATGAAAGATAATAAATTGGTAAAGCAAGGTGGTGCATGGTATGAATATACCGATACTGATACCGGTGAAATTATTAAATTCCAATCAAAGGATTTCCCAGATATTCTTAAAAACGAAGAATTAAGAGACCAAATTTATCGTAAGATATGTGAGGTATGTATTTTACAATATAAAACAAATTCCGCAACAGAGGAAGTTGATGAAACAACGGATGTAGCTAATGAGTCAGATTAATAAAAAGTATTTAGATATACTAAAACAAATAGATGAAGAACACAAGAGTTTTGGAGATTTACAAAAGAATTCTAAAACCTTAATTATTGATGGTCTTAATACCTTCATTCGTTCTTGGTCAACCGCACCAAATCTAAACGATAATGGTGACCATATTGGAGGCATAGTCGGTACTTTAAAAAGTATCGGCTACGCTATCCGTACTTTAAACCCAACCCGTTGTATCATCGTATTCGATGGTAAGGGTGGTTCAGACAGCAGAAAGAAAATTTACGGAGGTTATAAAGCCGATAGAGCTAAAAACAAAATCCGCCTAAATCGTGCTATCACTGTGGATATGAATCCCGAAGATGAGCAGATATCAATGAGAAGGCAGATGGTAGGTTTAGCCGAATTATTAACAGCCCTACCTGTAACCTTAATGGTTTACGATGGTATTGAGGCTGATGATGTTATTGGTTATATAACAACTCAACTTCGACAAGAAGATGAGAAAGTTATTATTATGAGTTCCGATAAAGATTTTTTACAATTAGTAAATAAAGATGTATCTGTTTATTCACCAACAAAAAAGAAAGTTTATACAATAGATGAAGTTAAAGAAGAATATGGGTTTCACCCACATAATTTTGTTAATTTCAGAATGATTGATGGTGATAAATCGGACAACATCGAAGGTATTAATGGATTAGGTGCAAAAACAATCATCAAAGCATTTCCAATCTTAACAGAAGAAAACGTACATACAACCGAAACAATGGTTGAATATGTAAATACTTTGGATAAAAAGATTAAGGCTCACGAATTGTTCTTAAATAATTTGGAAATATGCGAAAGAAATCGTAAATTGATGCAATTATCAGAACCTGAATTTAGTGGAAACCTTAGAATGAAAATTATGGATAGATACGATGAACCAATAACAAAGTTTGAGAAACAAGAGTTTCTTAAATTGGGATTAAAACATCGTATGTTAGATTCATTCCCAAATGTATTAGATTGGTTACAATCAACATTTTCACATTTATCAAAATTTTAAATTAAGTTATGGCAGACAAAGTAGCACAACCAATTGGAGATAGAGTTCTCCTAAAAGAATTAGAACAAAACAATGACAGAACAGCCGGCGGTATTATTATTCCAGAAAGTGCAAAATTGGAAGATGTAAAACGTGCTGAAGTTATTAAAGTAGGACCTGGCATTTACACACAAAGTGGAGTATTAATTCCAATGAGTGTAGCCGAAGGTGATGAGGTAATCTTACCACCATATCATCAGGGTAATGAAGTAAAAATCAATGGAGAAAAATATACCTTATTGAGAGAATCAGAAATCTTAATGGTATTAAAATAATTTTTAAATTAAAACATGGAGAAAAACTATGAAGTGTATTAAAGTAATTAAAGCAGCAAAATCCTATGAATTAGGTGATATCCGTAGAGTAGATAATGCAGAAGCGGATGTTAAAGTGAGTACGGGATATTGGGCATTTTGTCCAAAATCAGAGTGGAAAGCATTAAGAAAACCGACAAAGTCCGACCAAGTTATCGACCAAGCTACCGACCAAGTAGTTGAATTATCAATTGAAGAAAAGAAATTAGCAAGAAAGAAAAAAAATAAATAATGGAAGCAGTAGATACATTAACCAAATATGGCCAATCGTATCAATCTAAAGTTGTTGCTTCTCTTATATCAGATGTAAAGTTCTTAGAACAGGTAACTGAAATAACTAAACCAGCTTTTTTTGAATCACAAGCCAACCAATGGATTATTGGAGAAGTTCAAAACTACTTCAATGAATTCCGTACATCCCCTACTATGGAGGTGTTTAAGATTAAGGTGGGTGAAGTTGAGGACAAAGTATTAAAGCAGACTGTTGTAGAACAATTAAAGTCTGTATATTTACAGATTGGTTCTGAAGATTTACCTTATGTAAAGAAAGAATATCTTACATTTGCTAAAAATCAAAAAGTTAAAGATGCCCTTCTAAAATCGGTAGATTTACTCAAAGCGGGAAACTACGATAAGATTATAGATACGATGATGGCAGCATCCAAAGTTGGTGTAGAAAACGACTTAGGATTAGATTACATCGATAATTTCGAATTGATTATGGAAGATGTCAAACGAAATTCAGTATCGACCGGATGGGAAGTAGTTGATGAACTAATGGATGGAGGTTTGGGACCGGGTGAATTGGGTGTTGTAATGGCGCCATCTGGCATTGGTAAGAGTTGGTTCTTATCAAAGATAGCTTGTTCAGCAGTTCAAAAGGGATTAAATGTATTACATTATACTTTGGAATTATCTGAAAGTTATGTAGGACAACGATATACCACAATCCTTACAGGTATTCAAACATCGGAGCATAAGGAACGTAAAGATGAAATCGTTCGTAAGATTAAGAATACGCCGGGTAGAGTTCGTATTAAGTACTATCCACCACAATTCGCATCATCAAAAACCTTATCAGCTCATATTGAGAAATTAAAAGCAAGTGGATTTAATCCAAATTTAATTATCATCGATTACGCCGATTTGTTAAAGAGTGGTAGTAATAGAGATGGATTATACGCTGAGTTGGGTGGTATTTATGAAGAACTTAGAGGTTTGAGTGGTGAGATGGGTATTCCAATTTGGACAGCAACTCAAACAAATAGAGCGGCTATTGACCACGAAGTTATCCAAGCAGATAGTGTGGGTGATTCTTATAAGAAAGTACAAACCGCTGACTTCATTATGAGTGTTAGTAGAAAGACTAAAGATAAGTTATCAAACACAGGCCGTATTCACATCGTTAAGAATAGGTTTGGACCGGATGGAATGACTTTTCCGGCAAAGATTGATACGTTTCACGGTATTATGGATGTGTTCGCAGCTAATTCCGCTGATGGAGTTATCGCAACAAAAGACTCTAAAAATGGTGAAAATTTAGAGAAAAAATTATTACATAAAAAGTATGTAGAGAATATGGGATAACTGAAAAAATGTCATATAAAATTTTCTAAAGAAAAGGGAAAATTTTAATTTCAGACGTATAGTTATACTTACACTTCAAAAGAAATAGAACAAAAAATGAGCAAATTATTTACAGAAAGAATTCCATTCAAGCCGTTTGAATATCCAGAATATTATACGGAAGGATGGTTAAAACAAATGCAGGCGTTTTGGTTACACACAGAGATACCGATGCAAGGTGATGTTAAGGATTGGAACGAAAATTTATCAAAAGAGGAAAAGCATTTAGTTGGTAATATTCTTTTAGGATTTGCACAAACCGAATGTGCCGTTTCCGATTATTGGACAGGTATGGTTACCAAATGGTTTCCAAAGCATGAGATTAGACAAATGGCAATGGCATTCGGTTCGCAGGAAACAATACATTCGGTAGCATATTCATATCTCAATGAAACATTAGATCGGAAGAGCACA